CGGGACCGCCAGTATTAGTGTTAGCCGTACTGCCACCACCGGGGGTGGTGTTGATTCGATCTCGACCGGAAGGCCCTAAAACTTCATCAATAACAAGGGCTTCGTCCCCTACAGTCGTGTGCGCCCCACCAAACGGTTCTGTATCCGTAAAGTATCCGGGCAACAGATCGCCCGCCCCGAATCCGTAGTAATCAAGCCAAGTGCCGGGGGGTTGTTTAAAGTTAAATCCAATCGGCCCAACATCTGGATTGAACCCATCTAATTGGCCGGGAATAGCCGCATCACTTCCGGGACCATAAAACGCGTCGGTGATGTAAGGCAAATCCTCAAACAGGATAGCCTCACCTGCAGCCGGAATATTAAATCCAACTTGAGGGATGCGGCCCTCTGACAACAAAGTATTGACAAGCCAGTCTTCATCCGCAAACAGACTGGTATACGAATGAATACTTGGAATAGCCCCAAGGATCTCTATTTCTAGGCTTGAATCATTATCCATCCATGAAAATGGATCAATAAAATCATCAAGCCCACCGAAGTCAAAACTTCCCGGGTAACTGGTGCTGGTACTCAACCCCCAGTCAGAGAAGCCGCCCATGCCGCTTCTGTTTGAATTGAATGTGTCCCAGAACGAAGCCATTTGACCTTCCCCTTAGCGCGCTCTGCCAAACGCTTGGTTGGCAGACTGCTGTATTGCATTTATGTACGGGTTTATTGCTGCCGCGCCAGCGCCCATGATTGCAGCCTGCGACGGATTACCGCCCATGATTTGAGATGCGGCTGCACTGCCGGCGCCCTGACCGATTACGTCTGCTAGACGCGTGGGCAGGTAAGGCTGAAGACCACCGCTGAACGTCGGGGCTATATAAGAACCAGCGGTTTGTGCGGCACCAATCTGAAGGGCTGTATTGATATCCCCGCCGCTACGAATCAGGGCATCTGTTGCGGTTGCCGCACCCGTTCCTAATGCGTTTTGCAGCCTTGGATTTAATGGCAACCCTCCGGCTGTGATGTTGGCGCCACGAACAGCGCCACCTGCAACAGGGGCGGCACCAGCAGCCAACATAGAAAGAATGTCAAAGTCTGAAAGGATTGCTGTGCTTGCAAGGTTACCAGCACCCTGCGCTACTCCGCGGAGAAGATCTGGATTCAAACCTTGTAGAGACTCAAGACCGCCGACGTAGTTACCAACTCCAGTTCCGAGGCCGCCAGCAAAAGCGCCCTTGAAAAAGTTTCCACCACTCAACGAACTTCTCGCTCCACCCAACAATGCACCGGCAGCAACCTTCCCAACAGCTTGACTACCAAATGCGCTTCCCAAAGCATTACCTAGACCCGGGAGCACCAATGCCGTTGCGCCGGCCAAAAAAAGTTGACCCAATGGGCTGCTGATGAACTTCTTAAACCCGCTCAGTTCTGGGCGGAAGTTTGTAGACGTTCCAACCTGCACAACGTCGCCCGTGCTAGGGTCGGTTGCATACACAGCATAAAGATCAAACGCGCCGGGGTTGCCAAGACGTTTGGTGTAAAAACCATCGCCTACAGGGTTCAACCCCTCAGAAGTAGGAAGTCGTTCGCCTACGTTCAGGCCAGCGTTGAACTGTGCCGCGAAGACATCTTTTTCTGGCTTTCTGCCTTGACCCTCAAAAGTATTGGTCTCAGGGTTGTAGCGCGTTGTCGCGTGATGAAAATTCAGCGTTCCACCAAGCGTACCGGGCTGACCTTGAGACGACTGACTCCACCGATACGTCTTTGCAATGTTGGCCGAATCTTGCTCGTCATACATTCGTGCCGCACGAAGAGCATCTTCTGGAAGCATCTTGCCACCAGACAATGCATATGCATTGAAAGCCTCTCCTGCCTCTTCTGGCGTGTAGTCACGCGACAGAATGTTTGCTTGATTTGGCGTCAGCAATCCACCGAAAGTTCTGTCTAGCGATCTGGCGTACTCGTTGATGTAATCGCCAGTCATGACGTCTTTGTTGCCATCAATTCTGGCGCGTGCGTCATCTAAATACTGTCGAGCAGAAATCTTGGTGTTTGGATCGGAGAATTTTGCGTTCTCTATGTCTTGTTCAATCTGCGCTAATTTTGCGGGATCATCATATGCATCGCGCAATTGAATGCGAATCTTGTCTAGACCCAAGGCATCTTGATTCAGCGCATACGTCTCCCCTGCGGCGTTGCCACGCTTATCAGCAACACCCACTTGAGGGGCTTGAATCAGTTGATTGATGTTGTACAACTGTTCCGCAACAGATGGGCCAACGCGCCCTTTGCGGCCTTCTACTTCCGTTTGAGCAACGGAAGCAAACCTTTGGCGGTCTAGTTCCGAAAGTTCATCTTGACCTAGCTCAGATGTCCAATAGTCAATCGCAGCCTGCGACTCGGGCTTCCGGTCCAAATATTCTTCATAGAGGCCAGCAATCTGTTCTGCCATCGGCCCGGTGAAGGTTTGAGTCGATGGCGGAGCGCTAGCGGCAATCTCTGGTTGAATGGCGCGATAAAACTCCTGCATCTCTGCAGGCGTAATGATTGCCCCTTGTTGTTGTTGCCAATACTGACGACCAGCCTCATCAGGGGCTCTCCCCCCATACGCTTGATACAACAAACCATAAGGGTCTAGGCCAGAGGGTGCGTTTTGAAGATTCAACAGAGCGGCGTTGGCACTCTGAACGTCTTGTAGATACGCAGAGGGATTTGATTGCCTCTTAGCCAACTCAGGCGCCGCAGCGGAGCGGAATGTTTCTAGTTCGGTTGGATCAACGGTTTCGCCAAATTGTTGAGACCAATACTGAGCGCCCGGAGCGTCTGCAGTTCTGCCAAGTACAGAGGCGTAAAGATCGGCTACCGTCATCGGAGCGGGGGCGGCCGCTTCACCGCCTTCAGCAAATGAGCGCCCGACAAACGGGTAATACCTACGCTTCATAGTTGACTCCTTGGGTTCACCGACCCAACTAATGCCTGCGCCCAGTCCTGCCAATCATTGAATGCATACGGCTCTGGAGTGGCTTCATTGGCAAACACTTCGATCGCCTTTAAGCCAGCCGCCCAATCCTTCCAATATTGTTCACCACTAGGGATCTGCAACTGCTGCGCGGCATACAGTTCGCACATAAGGCTTGCCCACGAATCCCAACTATGGAACCGCGGGTCATAGACCAGCGCAACTGGATTAAGCGGACCCACGCTAATAACCACGCACGTCTCCCAGATTTACATTGAGAATGATACGTCCGCACTGGTAGTTACCGCCAGAGACATTAGAGACAAACTTCAATCTCATCTGACGTCTCTGCTCTCTCAAATCAATTTTGTTTGTGTTTGAGTCGAATGTATACGGGCCGGATGTTTCATTTGCGGTCTGTGCGTATGGACTGCCGGTCACAAATAGCTGCATTGAACCAGACAACAAAAAGTCCGGCTCTACCCGTTCAAGATGAACCCAGTAGTTGTCACCAATCAATGAGGTCTCTGCCGGGTTGCCTTGGATGAAACTCAAGTCACTCGTTTCAAAGAACGACTCAATGGCATTGAATTGAGGGCCTATGACCTCGTCGGTTCCATATTCATGCTGCCACAGATTGATGTTCTCGCTGTCAAATGTCTCCCAGCCGGCCATTACCGGATATGGGAACAACTGGGTAAAGTACCCGGCCGATCGCCGCGCTCCCGGCGCTGAACCGGCGTCGTACCAAGTCCCCTCGCGGACGTTGTAGATGATGACGTCAGTACACTCAGTAGCCGTGCCTCGAGGGTAGAACCACCAGATTTCACCGAACCTCGGAACCTTGGTCGCCCATACCTTCTCGCGCTCTGCGTAGTTCAGATTGTCAAAGAAGTAATTCTGGTTCATCGAGTTCGGGATCTCTTTGACAACCCCGTTGTACAACATGAACCGGTCAACACCGATCCAGTAGTAAATACCGTCGTACTCGATGACACACTGCGAAGACAAGATCGACGTCTGCGTCGAGATGGTGTCGTATCGCCAGTAGGTCGGAGGGGCGAAGTTGCCAGTCCCCTCCACCCCGAGAGACTGAGGCGCATAGGACACACGAATCAAACTATCTAGCGCCCAGAACAAACCAGACGGTGAGTTAGAACCACCTCGAACCGGAAGACCTTTAACTACTTTTGTCCCGGCAACACTCACTTCATTTGAGTCGGCGCTGTTCCAGTCGGTCGGATCGCCAGCAGAGCAGTTCTTGATAAGCCCATCGTTACCGTACACAAAGATGTATGGGTGAAGCACACACACCCCACCAGACACCTCAATTACTGCGTTAGTAGGATTCGCGCCACCGGTATCGGCTATGGCAGAAAGAGTCGTCCCGTTGATGTCCCCAATCAACACCGGCGTGTTCACCGAGTTGTTGATGGACGCAAGGTTCTGCCCGGGGTGAGCCAACAGTTTGTTTTGACCGCCACCGCTCGAGTCATAGAACGCATCAAACTGCCACAGGTTGTTGGCATTTGGCGAGAAGGAGGAGGTCTCAGTTACCTCTATTGAGAACCCACTACCACCACCGCCGCCAAGACTAGCGCTAGTCGCGCTAAGGGTGTCACCGGTCTCGTAATCAGTACCGTCGTTGACAATGATTACCGACGTCACCTCATTGCCGGCCACGGTGATATCTGCCGTCGCTCCAGTCCCGCTACCGCCAGTCAGGGCTACTGCTAAATAGGTGCCGTTCGTGTAACCAGATCCACCAACAAGGTTGTCTAGAGCGACGATGTCACCGATAAAAGAGAAGTTACTACTTCCCGCACCGATCCCTGATGGGCTGATTTGTAGCGTCTGAAGACCCTCTTCCCAACCGCTGAAGATGTTCGTGTTGTTTTGGACACCATTAATGAAAATGCCCCTGCTGGGGCCGTTGAGGTTGGCCGAAATCTGCCTGTATCCACCGACCTTCCGCGGTCGGCCTCGCTGGAACCTCACCCACTGGCCGTCGTTGTAGAAGCTCTTGTCCAGCACCGTCCCATCCCTCTGGATGCCGGGCTGTGTATCAATGGCAAAGACTTTCTTTGTCATGTGAAAGTACCGCCGGTGATGCCAGATGTGAAGGTGCCAGATCCGGCGACTTCAATACCGGATGCGTTTACTTCAAGACGTTCAGTTCCCAAAACTGAAACATTCCACTTCCCTGCCGACTGCCGGAAGACGCCGGTGTTTGATTCAGAGGCAAAGTACAGAGACGGGCTAGCGGCGCTACCGTTGCCAATACCCAAAGATCCCACGCTACCGATTGACGAGTTGGCATTCAGAACATTGACCGTGTCGCAAATCAGAATCGATTGCTCGTTGTCCGGAAGGACATAGTCCGCGCCGCCACCAACGTTAGTGGTAAACGTAACCGTAAATCCACCGGCGACCGTCTGATTGCTGACGTAGTAAACCTGCACAGTCGGGGGAACAACAATCGTGACGTTACCTGTCAACGTCCCGGTATAGGTCTGGACGACGTTGCCGGCCTCCGCGGCCGTCAAGGTGTATGTCCCACTAGTAACAGCCTTACTCAGTTGGGTGAAAACAAACTCTGTTGATCGTCCAAGACCTACCGTATAGAACGCAGTACCCGAACAAACAATAAAGCACGACTCGTCCGGTTGTACCGTAAGGGTAAGAGACCCATCAAGAAGATCCACACCGTCAGTGGCTACGGTCAACTGACCGCTACCACCGTTCTTGACCATGATGAACCAGTTGTTCCCAAGGGTCACCGCAGACGTCAGGGTGAGAGTCCCAGCACCGCCGGTCCACACCCACGTCTGAGCACGATAGGTTGCATCAGCCGTCGAGTTATTAGAGAACGTATTGACCGGGTGACTCTGATTAAGAGTCGAGCCGATGGCCAGAATGCCGTAACCCTGCAGGGTTGCCGCGTCTACAGAAGATGACCCAACACCAAAGTCAATCAGACCCCAAGTGCCAGCTTCGGTTGGATTAGTCGTGATGTAGATGTACGCAGCTTCACCTGCGGCTACTGTAACAATCGTGTTCGTGCCGTCGTAAGTCTTGACCGTGAATGAGTTTGCCCCGACGTTACGGATCAGTGCATCGTTACCAACGGACGTCTGGTTTGCTGGAGGCATACGCAGTTCCAAGCCGGCAGACGTTGCCGTGACCTGCATAATCCGCGCCGCATAGTCATCTGTTGCATTGCCATTGATCGGCCACTCTAGTTGAGTGTTGGCAGACAAAGTGACAGCCCGATACGAAACATCCGTCGGCTGCACCACATTTCCCGTGAACGGCGAGTTGTAGCTCATGATTAGGTATCCACAGCAATGGTTTGACGGTCACCAAGACGAGAAACATCTTCCATCTTCAACACATTCATGATGTTTTGATACTGGGCCTGCCACATCGGCATACGCTCATCATTCTTCAAGAACGGCATCGCCTGCAGAAGACTTCCATACAGAAGAGCCTGCGGGGCGTAAATGGTGAACCAATTGGTTTGGTTGCTTGAGTCCAGAGGTTGAATGCGCTCGTAGTACAGAACCTCAAACGTGTACGCACTATCCGGGGTTGGGGCGACTAGCCAATGGGTGTAGTCATAGTCGCAGTAGAACTTCGGAACATCGGTGTCAGTAGGATCCGGCCAATACTCACGCAGATACTCGTACTTGCGGAGCAGGACAGGTTGTCTTACCCCATCCACCGTGACGTTCATTGAGACCGTCTTGTGCCAGCGAGCCGGCTTATCAATGACAGCCTGACCCTGAACCATATTGCTCTGATTCACCGTCAGGTTGCCAAGGAACTTAATCTCCGCGGCAATGACCTGCTCGGCCAGCATGATGAAGGTCGGAATCTTCTCAAGGGTCGCAGTATCCGTCCGCTCGAGGTAAGACGAGATATCGGCGACCAAAGAATCGTAAGTTTGGACAGCGGCTACCGTCATCACCAGCTCCTATGCTTTGCCGTCTTTTTGGCAATCTTCTTGGGTTGAGCCACAAACTGCTTACCTGCGGCCTTACCCTCGCGCTTGGCTCGGGTCGTCGCGGCGTACTCACTTGACGACAGGGATTGGATTGCTTTCTTCGGGAGGTATCGCTCGCCGGTAGCCTCAGATCCCTGCGTAGAGGGCTTGCCAGACTTCGTTCCCCAGTCCTGTTTAGACCACTGAGAAAGACTGTTGTCTGCCTTCTTAGGGCCCTTATAACCGCCACCAGAGGCTTTGTACTTTTGAGTGGCTAGTTGAGATTTCCGGGCCGACCATTCCCCCGGAGAGCCACCCTTTCCGGAGGCTTTAACCGAGGCTACGATCCGCTTCCACTTCTCTGGATTACTTTTGACGGCCGTGCTCATAAATCACCTCGTAGGCAGCTTTGCAGGAGTCGTAGGCTGCTTGGAGTCGGGCTGCGTCGGCAGCGTACCCTGCAAGAAACTCTGCATCTGGCTTTGCCAATCCCTCTCCGGTGCATCCCAGAACATCTCCGGAATTGTCGGGCAGTTGATGTTCACTTGCCCTACCTTCGGGACGGTCCCGCAGGCTGTCAACAAGAGCGTTGTAGCGACGATTAACAATTTGGCTTTCACGAATGCGCTCCTTCTGGATCTTGTCAGCCTTGGCTTGCAGTTGGCGCTCTTTTTCAATCGCCTCGTTAGCCTTGGCTAGCATTTCGCGTTCTTGTATTACTTTTTCAGCGTCCCACTTTTGCTGAATGTTGTCCTTACCGGCTGTATAACCCTTCCAAAACGAAAAGCCGAGCATCACTAGCCCGGCCAGACCGCCCAATACCCAACGGTTCATCAAGAACCCAAGCATTGTTTGTACTCCTCTTGCCTGCGCTTTGTTAAACCCGGCAACGG